CCAATCGTGAGTCACATAGTTCTCAATCAAGCGAGAGATGTTGAATACTCCTTTGTTGGTTGAGCCGTAGTAGATAGGGGCTTTGAGTCGTGCTAACAAGTTACCGCTGCCATCTTTGACATCGCAGATGAACTTGAAGTTGTATTGGCCGTAGATACCTGAATCTGTTTCGTACACAACAAAGACATTGTCATTGTACGCTGGGAGATAGGTTGTTCCGGTGGGTTGGTGTTTGACATTGAGTGCCATCACCTAAAAATAGCGAATGATGGAAAGTGTCCCAAATCAGAGCATCTCGTTCAAACAAGCACAGACATAGGACTCAAAACCTTTGTTGGCTGCTTGTTCTAAGCGTTTGTTTCTCTCCTTGGTGATAGTGCGGTGAAACGACAAGGTGTTCAAGAACTCAACGAGTTTCATTTCAAGGATAGCATCCCACTCAGCCCTTCTACCTCCTGCGAGTCGGTCTATGATGGAGAGCCACCCAAAAACATCTCCCTCATCTGATTGTTCTCCTCCTTCAAAAAGGTTAGGGTAGTTTGCAATAACCTCGGAAAGAGTTGAGAAAAAAAAAGAGCGTAGCCATAAAATTGCTCTGCTTCTAACTCCTTGAAGTTGTCTACCTTCCATTGATAGTCATCCTCAATCTTTCTACCAAGCCAGTCAACTCGGTAAGATAAAAGAGCAATGACCTGATGAAGGCTTTCTACCATATCTCCTTTGACTACCTCTTGTAGTTCAATGAAGTGGTGAGCAGACATCTCTTTGGCGTTCTTGATCAAGCGAAACCTTCTGCCCTTGTGTTTGAACTTGTACCCAATCCTGGTGTCAGGGATTTTGTCAAGATTGAGTTTCTTGTGTTCCTCTTTGAGCTTTTCCATTGTCCAGATTTCCACATCTGAGTAAGGGATGCCCAAACAAATAGACACCTCGTGAGCCATTTGTTCAATAGGGTTGAGGTCTTTGAGGGTTGCGAGTTCTTGAATTTGTCCTATGTTCATACGAAGAAGAATGTTCCTTTTTTGTTTTTGTGTGAGCAGTCCAAAGATAGTGCAAGAGCCATCACACAATCATCGTGGAGACCGGATGGTGCTGAATATCTTACTCCCGTTCGGGTGTATTCATATTCAAAGTTCTCCATTTCTGACCCAATCGGTTCGGGCGGGAATCTTATCTCCCTGCCTTGTACTGCCATTACCAACCCTTCAATGAGTTGTTGTTTTGATTGTGCGGTGAATTTGAAGCCTTGCATTCGTGGACATCGCCTCTGCAACTGCTCCACTACTGGGTCACCTACACCGGTTGAGTCAATAAAACAAGGAGTCCCTTGAACAAGTCGGGCGATATGGTCAGCAGTTGATGCCCAATCCTTTTGGAATCGCTCAAAATGCACAACCTCTTTATTTGCGTTCAGACCGACTATCACAGTCCAATCCGAGTACTTGGCAAGGTCAATACCAAAAGATGCAACAGAACCGCTTAAAATGGGCGAATAACACGCTCTAATGTTGTCTATCCCAAATGGGTTGGACTTGTCATCTGCTGGTTCAGCCAAATAGAGTTCCTTGAACACATAGTCAGGAAGGTCTCGCTTTGCTTGTTCTATCTCTTGCTCTGAGATGATTCCTTCCTTGGCTGCATCATAGGCGGTTATCTTGAAGAAGGTGTAGTCCTGCTCCCCTTGCCTTGCTCGTTCTCCAAGTTTGTAAAACCAGTTCTTTTTCCCTTTGACATTCCCAATCAATTTACACTTGCCTTGGGTAGCGGTTAGGGTAGAACGGAGAGCATACCACGCTTCCTCTCTTGCTCGTGAGGCTTCGTCAAACACGGCTGCAAACACATCATCTCCATAGAGGTTGTCTGCTTTCTCTGCTGACTTGAACTCTATCCTTGATCCCATCGGGGTTGTGAGGACAAGTTTGGATTCGTTGGCTTGGAAAAAGTTCGGGTCGCTGACTTGGGTCTTCATCCTTCGGAATGCTATCTCCGCTTGTTGGTAGACGGGAGCAACCCACCAAACTGATTGGTTTGTTTTAAGGGTCAAGGCTTGTTCAAATAGCCAAATGATATGCGAGGCCGTTTTGCCCGTCTTGGTTGATGCTGCGGTTATCGTATAGCGAGAGGGAGAGTCAAGAATGGCTCTCTGGTAGGTTGTAAGAAAGGGTCTCTCATACTCTATTTGCATTATAAGAGTTTCAGTTGCTTTTGATGTTCTTCAATTCGCTTCATTGCCGCATTAAAATAATCGGTATCAAGTTCACAAGCCGTCAAATCAAATCCCAAATCGTGACAAGCGATTGCGATTGAACCTGAACCCAAATGTGTGTCAAGTATCTTATCGCCTTCCTTTGCGTAGTTTTTTAGTAGCCATTTGTAGAGCGCAACGGGTTTCTGGGTTGGGTGTACCTTATGTGTTTGATTGTGTTTGTGTATTGAATAGGTAAACAACTTTGCTGGTTTTTTTAATCCCATACTAACCCACGCATATTCTAAAGTAGCAAAATTTGGCATTGCTTGTTCTTTATTCCAACACAAAAAGTATTCACTTGGAGGAAGTTCAAAATTATTTGCACCCCACACTATTTGATTTTTAGAAACTCTAAATAATTCATTCCAATAGTTTAAAGTTGGTTTTTCATTATTGACTGTTTCCATTCTTTGAAATCTTTTAGCGTGGACATCTTTTACAGTTGGCGTTGTTGTTACTTTTTTAAATCGCTCTATACCATAAGGAGGGTCCACTATCGCCAACTCAAAATACTTGTCAGGATAGCGGCTCATTAAAGCCATGTTGTCTTCGTTTGTTATTTGCATACAGATTTCAATAGAGCCACTCGGAGAGCGTTTTCTGCTTTGAGAGAGTGGTGGTCATCGCAGTAGGCTCGGTTGATTTTGCCAACCTTATCCCACTTCTTGGATTTGATTAACTGCTCAAGAGGTGTTCCCCAGTCATTGTTGTTGACAAAGAACACTCCAAGGTTTGATTTGTGATTGGTGTAGGGTTCAACAGCCGAGCAGAGAATGGGTCGGTTGTAGGCCGCTGCCTCAAGAATCTTCAACTCTGATTTGTATCGGTTGAATTTATCGTTGGTCAAAGGTGCAAGGCAAATGTCTATCTCTGAATACATCTCTCCATATTTGATAGGAGAAGTTCCAGTACGAGTCACAAACCACTCTGGTCGTTCTTGTCTTGACTTACCCGTTACCGCTTTTTCCATCCTTGCCCAGATAGGCTCGTTCTCGTGATGACCTCCCATTAAGAATCTGACATTGTACTTCTCGCAGATAGGTGCAATCTGACCGTCAAGGAGTTTAATGTCTTCCTCGTGGCTGATGCCTCCTACCCAACCGATTGTAAGAGGATGTTCGGTCTTCTTCTGCCATTGCTCGTGGGAATAGTCAAGGCAGTTCTTGACAATAGTGATGTTGGAGTTAAGCTCTGATATGACTTTTGCCAATTGAGGTGTGGTTGTCATTACCGCATCAGCGTAGTAGATAGCATCTTTGATGCAGTTCTTGATCTTCTGTCGGTACACCTTATAGACCGGATTGTGTCTTGGAATCACCCAGTAGTCATCCACATCTATGATGTAGGGGATTTTGTTCTTGGCTAAGAGTTCCAGGATGTTGTACTGCAAATCCCCAAGCCAACGATTGAAGATGACACAATCATAGTCGGTGTATTTCAAATCGCCCCACTCGGCTCGGTTTTGGCTCACATCGACAGTCACATCGTGGTCTTGCTGCAACCGAGCAAACGGAACAAACAACCTATGATAGGCTACACCATTGCTTCCGTCAAGTAGGACTAAGATTTTCAAAATAGAGGGTCTTTGGGTTTCTGATTAGAAATGAAATGAGTCGCTTTGGATTTCTCGTGAGGTGCTTGGCGTTTGCCGACTCTCAGTTTGATGTCCCCATAGGAGTTCATTTCAAGTTTGCCTGATTGCAGAGCCTCTTGAATTGCTTTGATGTTGATTGAGATGTTCATCCCATACTGGTCCTCCCAGCCGTTTCCGAAATATAGTTTTTCCATAGTTTTTTAATTGTTATTTATCACCTAAGTTCAAAGTCACTTTCACAACCTTCTGCTCAATCGTTGCGTCAATGCTTTCTTTGGGTTTGCCGTATACACGAGATAAGAGAGTGTCCATTGAATAGAGTGAGCCTTTCTCAAATGACTTGATGATTGCTTTGGCAACCGTCTTCTCTAACATAGTGGCATCGTCGTTCTCAAGTACTTCCTTGATTTGTTCTTCGTTCATTGCCATAATGGCCTGAATAGAGTCATTCACCTCGGCTAACTTGTAGCCGTTCTCCTTCATTAGAGTGGTGAATTTCTTTGGTCGACCTTCAGTCCACCTTCTTTCATCGTCACCTTTTTTGAATGGTTTTAAGTTCTCAGGGTTTGCCATTGTTCTCACTCTTTATTCACAGATTTTTCCGTTGACTCATCTTCACCAAGTGAACCACTCTGAGCATTGCTTTCTCCTCTTTCTTATCTCCGTAGCGTTCGTGGCAAGAGCGGCAAAGTCCCATTAAGTTTTCAATGAAGTCCTTCTCCTTTGAGCCTCCCATTCCTCTTGCGTCTATGTGGTGAATGTCTACCGCTTTTTGACCGCACATCTCACAAGGGATAAAGTCAGTTTCGTGGTAGTTCATTTCTTTGAGGTAAACTTTTAGATGATTCTTCATAGACGGATTATTTCT